CAGTGACTGCGCCTAATGCTGCATCGTAAAAGAATGTCCCTCCTATTCCAATCGTACCCTCGTTTCTAGTATTTCCAATAATGCATTGGTAAATTGCTTGGTCGGTGTGAATGGATGCAGACGCCTGACACATATTAGCAATAGGTTGGAATGCATAATTTCCTCCAGAACCCCATGTCGCAGCTGCTCCATTGAAGTCATCCGTATGAGAGACAGTGGATATACCACTAAATGCGTACTGACCTCCATGTGTCGACGTTTCCATCCAACAGGAGGTGGGTACAGCGTCTGCGTCCCAATTAAAATACTCTAGTCGGGCATCTTCTATAGCAATAGGTATTCCATCATATCGTAAGCCTTTCATAAAAGCGGGTATATCGTCTCTTACCCCACTAAGAGCGAAACCCTCTGAGTTATTTTTATTATAAATTTCTAAAACTACCCCTTCAGTATACCCGTTACTAATAAGGAAGCTAGAATCTATAGAGTCGGTTTTAAAATATGCATACCCATCTTCGTCGCTGGCATAAACTGTACTGGTATCAAACCAAATTCCTTCAGACGCTGGACCTAGCTCCGCCCAGTATTCATACAAATCCTCTACCCACGTGCGATTATTAAAGTCCCAGTAGTAGTAACCACCACGATTTACTCCAGGAGCTGCTTTTAGAGAACGTACTGTGATAATAACATTCCGGGATTTATACTTCTTTAACACTTTACCAGATATAACGCCGGTACGCGAGTTGACGGCGCCTCGTCTCCCGGTGTATTCATTAGTGCTAGCGGACACCGTGAATGTCCCGGCAAGGGAGGGGTATTGAGATTGCACAGTAGTTGTGTCAGCGCTAACAACCAAACATAAATCAGCAGGCTTCACTTTCATCTCCCCCCACTCAGAAACTGACGACAAACCCCCATCCCACAAAAAAGGATGTGCAGTCGAATTAATTAATCTTGAATCCACAAGACTCGCAGCTCTGACATCAGTTAAAAAGTTATAATCAGTTCCTTCTGTAGGACCGCTTCGCCTTTTAATAACCCCTATATCCAAGAATTGGTCTGCCGGTCCAGGCGCGTTCATATCACTTTTTCTCGTACAAATATTGAAAGAATATTTCTTCAACGGTTTCATATTAAATAACTGCGATATGTATGTGGTGCTACTTAAAGGAAGTTCCGCAAAGGTCTCACCACCAGAGTATCCGGCGCCCTCAGTTGTCATAAAAAATTGCGGCGCTGTAAAATTATTATTCCAAATCCTGGAGACTGTATCATTTTTATAAATATGACCGAACTCCCAGGAGTCGATGGTTTTAATCCCCGCATCCCAAAAGAAGGTTTGCAGAAGGTCGGTAGCTCCGTTAGAAAAAAAGAAAAAGCTCAACCGGAAATCATGACCTCTGCGCGCATTGGGAATGTTAACAAAATGAGATATAGTACCTGAAGTATTTGCTGTCGCTGAGGTTATCAGCGGGACTCCGGGAATTAAGGACGTACTCTTGCAGACTTCCCAGCTATGTCTATCGTACGCTCCTGAAGTGTCGAAAACGTACGAATCCCCTTCAGTTAAATCTTGTAAGGTGATTTGAATGTTGCTGTTTCCAGTGCCTTGGAAGCAAGAGAACTTTGCCGTTATCTCCGCTACCAAGTCTAGAGACTCATCGGACTCTTCCTTAGGGAGTGCAGCGCTCTCGGGGTCCTTAAGGGAGAAAGTTTGGTATAAGTAAGATAGCCCTGAGGTGGGCGTTCCCTCCGAAGACGCACCCCAACTGCGGGCTACTAAAACACCATCATCCTCGTTGCTGTATCCGCTAAAAATAAAGGTACCAGAAAAATCAGGAACATTCCCAGCTAGGGATGGAGGTTGCGTCTCCAAGTTAAAAATAGCTTGAACCTCATTTACGGGGTACCTGGAAATAGCGCCGTAGCCCGCAACATTGTGGTTATACGATACGTTTGTATTGTAATATACTAAAGGGTTATGCATCTCCCAATGCGGCAACTCATACAAATAAAGTTGTTCATTTAAGTGAGCTCCTGTTACATCATTATTTAAATAAAATGATTGGTAGGTTGAATTCTCAAGAGAGTCTGATACCGAACTGAACGTGGAATTACGTAAACGACTATTTTGAGATTTAGATGTTGGGTATACTATCGGGTCTGAGTTAACAGCCGTTAATGAAAAATTATTAATATCCGGCTTCATAACCCAAGACAAATTCCCTGAGGGGTCTAGTGAGCTATAAGTCGCAGTACCAGGTGTAGCGGACGGAAAGATGAATCCTGAAGCTGCCTTTAGTGCATGGTTGTGCAAAAAACCCGACTCGTTTGGAGCTAAGGTCATCGCCCTAACCGTAAAGTTGGAGGCTTCATACGCACCGGAGACCGCCGATACAATCGAGGTTGGAGCGGGGATTCTAGTCATAATATCCACAATATGCTCCTTAGCCCCATCCACTATCATGTTGTGGTTAGAGTAAAGGGGGGTATCAGAAATCTTCTGCTCTCCGTTATCCATGTACCCTTGGTAGATATCAATTTTTCCGTACATTAATCTTCCACCTCAAAATAATAATACTTGTCGCCCAACTGAGTTCCCGAGGTTGTGTATCCCGCACCCGAACCTAAAGTGGGGAATACCTCATAGTACTCCGCACGACTTCCCCCGGATGTGGAGAAGTAGTCGTCGCTGTATGAGCTGTCCCTTGAGTAGGCGCCCGTGGTTAAATCATCCCAATGATTAAAAATTGCTTTTACCTCATAGCTATTAAAGCCATTTAATTTTCGATTTAACACAGTATCTACAATAGAAATTTCATAAAGAGAAATACCATTTAGTGAAACCCCATTAAATTCTTTGGTTGGGGTTGCATTGCTTATACGTAGCCTATACGCGGTACTCTCCGTGTGAACCGCACTCGCAAAAGTCTCCCCACAAGGGGTAACTCTTTCTGTAAGCTCGTCTTGCGTGTGGAAAGTGCATGAATACAACTCAGGGCAAAGCTCGTTAGGAAGAACACTAATTTGTTTTTTAAACCGGGAGAAATCTAATGTTGTACTTTCGTCAGCATCGAAAACTGACCACCGATTATCTCTCCAGTCAAAACCCCACATCACGTCATTACCTGCGTCATCCACACTTCCTGAAGTTACTAGCATCACCTGTAAAATTTGAGGGGCGTTCTCCCTAGTATTTCCGCCATACGACGTCGCTTTTGCTGGCAACTCCAAACGGAACTGGGACTGAGGTCTAAGAGTATTATAATAATCAGCGCTAAAACTAATGGGTCTGGGCGGGGCGGGCTGTCCTGGTTCGGGAGGTTCCGCTTCCTGTGCCTGAGCATCAGACATATTCAAGAAAGGTACACAGACCCACAAAGGATTTCCATCTGTATTAAACATTGATATGGACAGACTTTTACTAGCATTATACTTACTTAGACTATCATCATTAACCACAACAAAGGATTTGGATGTTTGATACTGTTCAATCTCAATTCCTGATAAAATCTCCCCAGTCTTAGATAATCTCCGACCAAACAAGGTATCCCGATGAATCCCCACCTGACTATCCGCCGAGGACGCGTCTGAAATTGAATTAAAATACGTGCGCGAATTTAAAGTTATATCAGCGCCAAATTGATTTTTAAATTTAGCTCCTCCAGCATTATCACCCCCTACAACAGCTGAAAATTCAGGTAAGTACCCGACAGGATAAGTGGAGGTTCCACTAGGTCCAGGATACGGGGTCTGTATAGTGGCATCTGTAATAACTCCCTTATAACGAAAATCGGAATTATTAATAGTAGGACCAAATGCATAGGAGATAAAATTATACCCACCATAAAACGGGATGTTAGGGGAAACGAGATTTCTTAAGACACCGTTAAATTCATTTCTGTAAATATGATATGCCCTGTGTACGGAATCCCCAAAAGCGTAATCCATAAACATTGGGTCACTAAAATTGGTCCTATTGATTCTGATGGACTTCCCTATGATAGCTTCCATGTACTCACTAACATCATCTCTATACATTACAAAACCAGAGCAATCGACTCCCGTGTTAGGAACCGTTCGGATTGGATAGCTCGTAGAGGTATCAAGGGAGCTCATAGAGTTTCCAGGGGCATTACATAAAGTTCCTCCGTAAGAGCCGCTTGCATCCCAAACGGTCGACGACATTGGGGCATATTCCTGGATATCATACTCAAACCCTTTCGGAAGGTATTCCCATGTTTTTAGATATGGAGTAGGTACAGTGGCTGCCGAAGTGGCTATTCCGTAATGATTTAACGCGACCGGCATGCTGGTGCCGTTGCGCACTAAAGGGTACTTGGCTAAAGCGTACCTGGAATTTCTACGCCTGGATGTATTCCGAGGGATGGTGCCGCTTACATAGAAAAACATATTAGTTCCACTTGCATAGGAAGGTAAAACACGCCCATCCCCGTTTACGTAGGTGGTACCTAAATCCCCCGTACCGCTAGCACCAACGTAAAAAGTCCCTCTAGTCGAGTTAACGTACTCCGTATTAAAATCATTTAACCAAGGGGTTCCTAGCGGGCATAATGTGCCGACAGCGCAATGCGTATCTTCTAAATCTTGATACAGTATAATCCTTGTAGTTACGTGAAGTGGTATAAACTCACGTAAAACATCTCTGTAAACCTCTAAAGCCGCTTTATTTCTAAAGGTGTCGTATCTTCCAACTGTATAATCCAAGGAAGAGGCTGCTAGAACAGAGAATATATGAGACGACTTAGTATTCCACATATCAAAATCTAATATGTTTTCTGTATTTCCGTAGGTTATTACAGAACTAGCGTTCGGAGGCAACTCATGACTAGAGGTAAAGAATCTAAACTTACTATTGTTGCCGAACACGGGAATCCCGCTTGCTTGAAAGACCTGATTAAGACCTTCAGAGATAAGAGATTTAAACGAAGCTACGGTGCCGCTAGGTACTTCAAAACCGAAGGTGTCTCGACTTCCCGATAGCACGTCCCCAATAAACTCTATTACATTATCGTTTATAGAGGTTTCGGTATAGAATCCATACTTTTCCCACGGGGGGATTGATACCGTTATCCCTCCGGTGGCGGACGGGTCATTAGGGTAATTTCTATGATAAAAACCTTTAGGGTCCGGTATACACGTCCAGCAGGGGTGTTCTTTGAAGGGGCTGCCGTTTAATTTAATAACATCGAATTGATTATTCATAAACTCCAACACTGCATCTGTATAAAAACGGTAGTTTCTGTCTGCGGCATTATCATAACCGGCGTCCTGGACATGATTAAACTTAACGTTACTCGGCAACGAACCAAACACACTATTCGGCTTATCAAAAATCACATCTTCTCTGGATATGAAGGAATCTGATTTGAGAAGATAATAAATCATCTTCGGAATATAACACTCCCACGCTTCATTAACATCATTCAAGGAGAAGACTCCGTCAGGGAATACAAGTTTTAAAATAGCGTCTAGCCCGACAACACTACCTTTTGTTTTGTAAACCATTACAGCATTGGCTAGTTGGTCGCGCCATTTAGAAGTTTCACCGGTCAAAAAGCGCCATCCAATATTATTCGCTAAGTATTCAAGGAATTGTTCGGGGCATTCCCCTATATCTAACAAATCAGAAATTTCTTCAAGAATAAGATTCATATCCGCTAACCCTAAACTAATAGCCTTTAAGAAACGTTGGAATGACCCCGCGTCTCTCATTCTAGTTGGATATTTTGCTCCGTAAGGGTCACTAATTAAAACCGAAAGAGAATCAGTAAAAAACGTGTTGTCTTTTTCCTTGGGGTCTATCCACGTATTCAACTGTGTCTGTACTGCTGTGAGTAATTGTGTTCCGGATAAGTAGGTATTAGAAGATACCGCCCCTGTGGAACTTGCATACATGTTAGGTATGAACGATTTATAGTAACTGCTAGCGTGCCTTTGCTTCCAAAAAAATTCAAACAATGTGTTGTAGGCAGTCTGTTCGGTTACAGGGGCTCCAAGCAGCAGTGCCGACATAAGATTATCCCCAACCAAAGAGGACAAGTCGTTAACGGAATCATGTGTAGAATCCACCTCACTAACGCCAGATAGAGAAGAACTATTAAAGAAATAAAATAACCCCAACGTCTCCTGCACGTACGACTTTGTAATATCCAGAGAGCTGTATTGCCCTGTGCCGACCCCAGAAAGTATTGAATAAAAACCAACAGGGTTGTTAACAGCTATATCTGGCAAGAGGGTCGTTTTAACCCACGACGTTAAATCGGCATCACTCGCAAACGAACTAACTTCTAACCCGTACGGAGCCATGAGTTTGGCTTCAAACTCGGTAATCGTAAGGTGCGTATTACTGTTTGGGGTAAACCAAACTGCTAACTCGTCTCGACTATAAGTACCACCACACGGATTGTCTACACTCAGGTAGAAATCGTTTTCGAACGCAGCTTTTAACAACTTCCCAAGGAACGTTAGACTTACATCTTCTTCATCCCCGAATGTACGATAATCATGCTCCCGATAAAACTCCGGAACAAACTTATTGACAACTTCAATATAATCGTACTTAGTTGTGCGGTCCATTATACAAAGTTAACTGTTACCTCAAAATTGTTGAGTTGGATAATTTCGTTATAATCGGCATAGACATCATTAGTGTAGTTGTCTACGCTGAAATACCGAACTCCCGGCACTTGCAACACGAAAGTAATAAGGTCAGAAAGTTTAAACGGGGTACCAAAATCCATATTCAACGTTGAGAAGTAATCAGAAATCTTTGTGCTTACAGCCTCCTTAACAGGTTCGGCAGAGAGTTTCCTAGAATTGTCTAAGTAAAGAGTTGTAACTAGGTCCAACGTTCTAACAACACCATCAACAACTGTAACCTCATCCGTTAACATGCGATATTTATTTAAATAATCTAGAAGCTCCTTTTTAAATTCAAAAGATGCTCGCTCCAAATGGTCAGCGGTGCTTTTCTGTAGCACGTACACATCAATCATGTTGCCGGCGCTCCCATTATCTCGAAGAACGGCTAACCCCTTCCCAGTCTTTCCTAAAGTACTTTTAAAAGTATTAACAAATGTTGTGTAGTCTTGTCCAGTCACAGCCCTGTACTGAGTTGCGAACCACATTGGACCCCAACGTTTTGCGTCCGCTACATCCTGGGCATCCTGTCCACCCGTGCCCGCTCTAGGCTGGGAGAAGGTCAGGCTAACATCGCTTTTAACGACGTTCGAGAAGCCGGTTTTTGTTGAGTTCAAATAAGATTGAGGGACGTTTCCGCGCAGTCCTCCACCCGTGCGGAACAAGACTGTGTATGCCGTGTTGGGGGGCGGCGTTCTTCCTGCAACTCCAGCACCAAACTTAAGCCTGCATGAAAAATCATCATTATAGATTTTTTGAAAAACACGTTCTCCGCCCGAAGCAAACCAAATATTCTCAACCTCCGTGTACATACCATCGGATGCCGAGACAATAACGCTCCCTTCGACCACGGAAGGTAAATCTATCGAAATTTCAGGTCCCACAGTAGCAGCCGGGAACTGACCGGTAACTTCTTGAAGAGTCCCTTCGAGTAAAACCAGGTTTTCCCAAGTCTTTCCGTCTAGGTTAGTGGTTTCTGATTGTTGTAGAACAAGAGAATCCGAGTTCATGTCAATGTTACCATTGGACTGAACCTTATAAAGAGTGTAAGTTAGAGGTAAATTGTCCTTAGTACTCGTAGTGCTTACAGTTCGATTTGCCTTGTTAATAGTAACAGTTGTAGAGCCTTGTAGGATATCACCTTCCTCGGTTATTTCTACCTTAGCATTTGCTTTGGAGGACACCGGACCATGTAAAGTAACCCCAATCAATTCCAACAACTTCAATATGCTCTCAGGTCGGCGCGCTGTTACTAGGTAATTTTCTTGAGCAATCGCGTCTGCCTTAAAAGATAAAACACCAGCCATATAGGCAAATAGTTCCGAAAGCATCATTCCCAGGTCGGATTCTACAAAATTAGTATAGTCGGCTGGGTATACAGACTTGATGTACTCCAGGAACTTCGCCTTAAAGTCGTCAAAGTCTGCGGTTGAGAAATCAATTAAATCTTTCTTTAAAGCTTCAGGAATTCCTCCAAGCCTCATCCAATCGGAAGTTACTTGACCTGTAAAACCACTTGGATTGTAAATAGCCTGGAATGGTGGATTCCCTTGAGGAGGTATCTGGTCAGCCATTTATCTGTACTCCTGATTGGGACACTATCAAATCCATCTTCTCAGCTTCCAGGGCGGAACCCTTAATAGTGAAAGATAGTGAAATGTTTATGGCGGATTGGTCTTCACTTGGCTGTACCAGGAGAGATTTTATATTAATCCTAGGTTCATACTTAAGGATAGCATATTGAATGCTATCACGAAGAGATGTAACAGTGCGGCCATCAAGCTCATCAAAGACAGCTCTTCTAAGCGTGGTTCCGTAATCTAACCTCATAGGTCTTTCCCCCCGAGATGTCAGAAGTAACTGCATTAATCCTTGCTTAATTGCTTGAGCGTTATAATTACTAGAACACCAACCACCAGTGTTGGAAGTCATCATAGGCCACTCTAACCCCTTAATAGCACGTTCTTTAGAGGTGGTAGCAAATTCAAGGTCGCCGTAGGAAGCCATTATAATATTCGATGTGGAGTTTTAATCCCGGTAAAAAACGGGCGTTGTGCGGAGTAGTTGTGTTTTACTTCTAAAGTATTTAGAGACTTCGCATACATCTTAAAACTTCCTAAGTGTCCATGCAACCCACTCCTCGCTACCTTGGCCGATGTCGCTTGAGCATAGCCACCCAATCCAGGAATCTCAGGGGTTGTCTCCAAATCAGAATGTTGTCCTACAGGTCCTCCATAAGGTTCCATAGCCGTCCTAAAATAACTTGTATTTGTGTTTGTACCTAAAAATCCTGGTTGGGTGCTGGAGAATACCGCGGGTGCGTCGAACGCGATTCCATCCGTGTATCCGCCTCCCAGAACCCAAGGTGTAAGAACCGGGTAAATAGGAAGTTCCGGAGTGCTAAACAACTGTTCAAAAAATGCGCCGGTTTTGTCTTGATGACATCCCTCGCTAACGGGGGACGGAAAGTTTAAAGCCTGTCCCGGTTTCGTGGCAAAGCAGGTGCTAACCGACGCTGATGCTAGAAATTCTCCGTTTACATACAAAGATATGGCATTTTCATCATAATCACACCCAACATTAAAATGTGTGAACCCACTAGCAGCGTTAAGGATGGTGTATCCAGACTCAGAAGAAGTGGATAAAGGCACTTTAAACCCAAGTTCTGTAGTACAGGTTCCTCCGTACCCGTCCCCGCTCACAGACTCTCCAATACAAACACTCTTCCCCCATATATCTGAGTTTTGCGCTAGAGTTGGCAATACGAAAAATTCTAGTCCGCTTGCTTGCACTGTTCCTGGGTAACCTCTATCTCTGAAACCTACCATCAGACCGCGAGGTTTTTTGTACAGGAGATTTGTATAAGACCCGGATAAGTCGGCAGTTGTATTGATGTTGCCAGCTTGTGGGGGGAAAACTAGACCTGATGACTCTTGTGTAGGCTCTCCACAATTTTCATTTGCGGCGATAACTTTATAACGATGGTCATAAGTTAAAGTGGAGGAAAGGTCGGGCGTATAAACCCAAAAATCCATACACCACCCTTTGGGACTTCGAATTAAATCATCCAAAGGTTGAGATGCCGGGTATAAGGCTCCCCCTCTCCAATTATTTGGAAGTCTTACATACGCACCAGAGCTAGAATCTAAATGCGCATATTTTAACCCCCAACGTGAACTTGGTTTATACAAAGTGCCCGTGAGGTAAGGTATAGTCACCCCCGAAACAAAAATTGAGGATGTGGAGGTACCAACCATTTTAGCATTTAGCGCCTGTCCGGCATTTGAATAATTTTGAACTCCAAATGTCGTGGAGCTAGGAGCAACCACAGCGGAAGGTTCCAAGAAATTATAACACACGACAAGGCTGTCTGTCACGATGTCAGAGTCTAAACTACGAATGAACGGCACATCCCCCGTTAAATCTGTATCACCAGACGTGTTTAACCATTCGGTTGTTCCTGCGCCCGGTAAAAACATTTCCGGAACAGCGTCTATATTTGTCTCATCGTCGGTTCCAGCCGTTACAAACGTCGGTATAATAGGTCCGGTGGTTTCATCCAGGTCTGAAGAGTGGAGCATCTGGGACTTCTGCAGTTCAATCTCCGGTATGAATCCTATGTCTCGCAGGTATGAGAAATCATTTACCGGTATCCGGTCTATGTAAATCCTCTGTATTTTAGGGATAGGTAAGATGTTGCTCCCGGTGAAGTCAATGCCTGTACTCGTTACATCCCCTGTACTATCATCAATATCAAATACAATCGGACTATGCTCGTACCCACACTCCGACAAAGTATTTTCTACAACAGGCATACTCTCCTCTCTGTAAAACGTGCCGGGTCCAACTACATCAGCATCGCTCGTCGTCACTCCAAAAGGTCCAAACAGAGCAGCAACTTGAAGTTGTTTTTTACGCTTATTAATTTTTCTCTGATAAGTATTTCCTATGCCTGCGTAACTTTCCTTATAGTTTTTGATGATAGTCGAAGACGGCTCATAACCACTGGCAATCAGGTCGTCGATTTTACCGGATACTTCCGTAACAGCTAAATCTCTGTCGTTTTTAAACCCTCTTAGTACATCATCATACTTCCAAAACGCTTTTACATTTCCTGTCTCATTTTTATAAGTTTCAGAAAATACAGTATTGGATAAGCGCCCTTCCGTTCCTGGTTGATACAACTCTCCTTTACCTCCTCGGTTAGCCGCATACCGTAGCTGCCAGGAAGCGGTTGTAATTTTCTTAGCCGTAATGAAGGGTATCCCTCCTTGCCTGGAGTCGTAATATAATCCGTCCCTGGATAGAATATACTTACCCGACCAGGATACAGGGGGCTGGTACACTGTATCAAAAATGGAACTCGTCTCCACGTCTATCACTTGCTCTCCAGTCAATTGCGCGGCTATAATCTCAATCGCGGCTCTGTTTTCGGTAAATGGTTTAATAATCCTATTCTCTACAAAATCCTCAAACTTGGTAAGATTAAGTTCCGCACCTTTGGACAGCGCCGTTCTTAAATTATCAATCTCCTCCTCTGTGAAGGCTCCAGAATTAATTAAGTCTTCGATAATGGATTCTAATGCAGTTCCCACCTTTGCGAAATTCAATACCGGTGAAGGCAAAAAACCTCCCGGGTAGCCTGTTTCTGGGTTTGGGGGTTTACCTGCCGTTTCTACAGGCTGAGCGCGGCGAGCGATTTGGTTATTAACTTGGTCCAATGTCTCCCTTGTTACGTCCAAACTGGTCCTTGTGTTGGCAATGTCGGCTTTCAGCGCTAATCTCTGAAATGACATACTTTCAGAAGCTTCGTCAGCGGTTTGAGATGCATTAGTCTCTTGTTTTAATTCGCTGTTTAATTTCTCAATGTCTGCTGCATCCTGTTTTGTTCCCGGAGCGAGGGTTGCAGAATCAAAAGGAGTTTCCCCTCCCTCAGAAAGGGTTCCTGCCAACCCCGCGACTGCAGCAGCTCCTGT